TGCAGGAACAACAACTGCTAGTATAGATAATTCTAAATACTTAATGCCTCAAAATAATAGATTGACAAACGATGCAACGGTAACTAGAAAGTATCTTATTCAATGTATTTTATCATTTACGGGTACAGCCCAAGATGTTTATCAGTTTGGATTTTATGACAGTAAGTTAGGTGCAATTAGAACACCGTCAAAAACTAAATCAACTTCAAATAGTAATGGGCGAAATGAGAGCGTATCACTTGGGTGTGTAGTATCTCATGTTGCAGGTGACTACTTAGAAATATACGGAACAAATAACAGTGGTGCTAGAAATTTCACAGTTACAGAGATGAATTTTATTATAACAGAAATTAAATAATTATGGCAAAGATTAAAAAGCCAACAAAAGAAGATTACGAGAAGCAATCTAAAGGTCAAGGATTAGGTAGTTTAGTAGGGCAATCTACAAGTACTATTATACACGTTTAAAAAACGAATTTACAACAGAAATAAATAAGTTTTGTTTTAACTATGATAACTAAAAATATACACAAATGAGTTTAAAAGAAAATGTTAATTCTGTACTTAGAGCTGTTGGCTTGAAAGCAGTAGAAATAAAACTAGCACAAATGAAATCAGAAGATGGAGTAACAGTATTTGAAGCTGAATCTTTTGAAGCTGATTATTCAGTAGGTATTTCAACACCTGAAGGAATTGTTCCAGTACCAGTTGGAGAATATACTTTAGAAGATGGATCTATTATGGTAGTTCTAGTTGAAGGTGTTATTGCTGAAATTAAACCAATGGAAGAAGCAGAAGCAGAAGTTGAAGTAGAAGTTGAAACTCCTGAAGTTGCTCCTGTTGCAATGGAAGAAGCTCAAACAGTTAAGAAGGTAGTTGAATCAATTACTAAAGAAACATTCTTTTCTGAAATTGAAGCATTGAAAAAAGAAAACATTGAATTAAAAGCACAATTAGAAGCGAAAGTTGAAGTAGTAGAATTAGCTGAAGAAAAAGAAGTTGAGCCTATTCGCTTTAATCCTGAAAACTCTAAACCAGTTGAATCTTTTAGATATGCCAAAGGTGCTGCACAAACGACTTTAGATCGTGTACTTAATAAATTAAATAATTAACTAATAAATAAATTAAAAAATAAATAAATTAAAAAATGGCTACAACAACATCAATTACTACAACTTATGCTGGAGAATTTGCAGGTAAGTATGTATCTGCTGCGTTGCTTTCTGCAAACAGTTTAGAAAATGGAGGAATCACTATTCTTCCTAACGTAAAGTTCAAACAAGTAATACAAAAAATTGGATTAGATGGAATCCTTAAAGATGCTACTTGTGATTTTACATCTACATCTACAGTTACTTTAACTGAAAGAATTTTAACATTAGAAGATTTTCAAGTTAACCTATCTTTGTGCAAAAAAGACTACCATAATACATGGCTAGGCATGGAGCAAGGTTATTCTGCTCACGATGTATTGCCTAAATCTTTTGCTGATTACCTTATTGCATTGGTTGCTTCTAAAGTTGCTGCTACTGTAGAGACTAATATTTGGTCTGGTGCTACTGCTACTTCAGGCGCATTTGATGGTTTTGAAGTTCTTTTAGCTGCTGATGCTGCTCTTCCTGCTGCTAATGAAGTTGCTGGTGCTGCTGTATCTTCTGCAACTATTATTGCTGAATTAGGTAAGATTGTTGATGCTATTCCTGCTGCTGTTTACGGTCAAGAAGGATTAAGAATTTATGCTTCAAGAGCAATCGTTAAAGCTTATATTAGAGCTTTAGGTGGATTTGGAACAAGTGGATTAGGTGGTAACGGTGTTAACGCACAAGGTACACAATGGTACACAGATGGAAGTTTATCATTCGATGGTATTCCATTGTTTATGTGTTCAGGTATGACTTCAACAGTTGCTATCTGTACTTATCCTGAAAACTTGTTCTTTGGTTGTGGAATTTTGTCGGAGACAAATGAAGTAAAAGTTATTGATACATCTGAAACGCTAGGCGATCTAAACATACGTGTTATCATGCGTATGGCTATGGGTATTCAGTATGCTAATGTTTCAGATATCGTAACTTACGGAATCACTAACGCATTAAACTGATAATTAATTATTAACTAAGAAGGGGTGGTGCAATATACACCATCCCTTTTTTAATACAGAAACAAAATGGCTTGTGAAATAACATTAGGGAGAATCGAGCCCTGCAAAGATAGTATCGGTGGATTAGATGCAGTTTACTTCGTTAACGATGGAGATGCAACAGGATACACTTACGATGCTGTAAATACTGATGCAATTGAAACTGTAACAGGTACACCGATTGCATTTAAATACGATTTGAAAGGAAGTAATAATACTTTCGTCGAAACTGTTAACTCATCTAGAGATAATGGAACTACTTTCTTTGAACAAAAATTATCTATTACATTAAAAAAACTTTCTGTAACGGATCACAAACAACTTAAATTGTTGATTTACGGAAGACCGAATGTTATTGTAAGAGATAACAACGGTAATTTCTTCTTAGCAGGGAAAGACTTTGGAATGGATGTAACGGGTGGTACAATTGATAGGGGTGCTAACTTTGGCGATTTGTCAGGCTATACTTTGGAACTAACTGGAATGGAGAAAGTTGCTGCTAACTTCTTTGAAGCTACTACTGAAGCATTACTTACTACTGCTGGATATACAATTACTGCTGGAGTATAATATTAACTTCTCTAGAAATAGAAACCTTCATCTAATCGGTGGAGGTTTTTTGTTTTTAAAACAGTTTTTAACTTTTCTTGTTATTATAGTATATGATTATTTTAAAAGAATTAGCAACAAGTCAAACGTTCAAAGTTATCCCAAGAATATTGGCAGCAACATCTATGACTTTTACGCATGAAGAAACGGGAATAGTTACAACGTATGCTATTACACCAGCTATTGATAGATACTATTTATCTATCTCTAAGATTCTTGTTTTAAAAGATAATCATTTTTACACGCTTAATATATTGAACGGAACTGATATAATTTACACAGATAAGGTTTTCGTTACAAATCAAAGCATTTCATCTTATTCAATTAACAATGGAGAATATGTACAATCTTCTTCTAATAATGACTATGTAGTTTATGAGTGATACATCAAATAGTTATGTACTAGAGTTATCTAGCTACACACAGCCTTCAATTATAGAAGATTCACGCAATGCATGGATTGAATATGGCGAAGATAATAATTACTATTCTTGGTTAATTGACCGTTATCGTAACTCACCTACAAACAATGCAGTTATCAATAACATGGCAAAGTTGATTTATGGCAAAGGGTTAAATGCTAAAGATGCAAGTAGTAAACCAAACGAATACGCACAAATGAAAATGCTATTCGGAAAGAATTGTTTACGATCAGTAATATTAGATTTAAAGTTGATGGGTTCGGGTGCATTCCAATGTGTTAAGAGCAAAGGAACGGTATCAAAGGTTGAGCATTTACCAATGAATCTATTAAGACCAGCTAAATGTAATACATATGGAGTTATAGAAGGTTATTGGTATTCTGATAATTGGGAAGATGTAAAGAAGTTTGTACCTAGATTTATTCCTTGTTTAGGAACGTCTACAGAAGATATTGAAGTATTAGTATTCGGTAACTATTCAGTAGGTAGAAAGTATTTTTCATCTGTTGATTATGAAGGTGCTTTAGATTATTGTGTATTAGAAGAAAGAATTGCTGAATATCTTATCAATGAAGTTGAGAATGGATTTAGTGGTACAAAAGTAGTAAACTTTAATAATGGTGTACCGGGAGAAGAACAACAAAGGTTGCAGTCTAGTAAAGTACTAAACAAGTTAACAGGTTCAAGAGGTCAAAAAGTAATTGTTTCTTTTAATAATAACGAAACACAAAAAACTACTGTTGATGATATTCCGTTAAACGATGCACCAAGCCATTACGAATATTTATCTACTGAAGCTGAAGGAAAGATATTAGCAGGTCACAACGTTATTAGTTCAATGCTTGTAGGTATTTCTAAAGAAGGTCAAGGATTTTCAAATAATGGTGATGAGATTGAAACAGCATCTTTATACTTTGCAAATGCTATAGTTAGTACTTTTCAAGAATTAGCTATAGATGCACTAGACCAAATACTTGCAGTAAACGGTATTTACTTAGATTTATACTTTGAAAGAAAGAATATGCTTGAAGATAATGTAGCAGTTGATACTTCTTCTAGTCAAGTTATAAACGGTATTAATTCACTTTCGCCATTAGTAGCAAACAAGGTACTTGAATCAATGACACCTAACGAGATTCGTGCTTTAGTTGGGTTAGGTCCAGAGCAAGGTGGTAGCAGTTTAGCTCCTGAAGTTGCAATGTCTGCACAAGATGACCTTGAAGGATATGAATTAGTAGATTCTCAAAGGGTAGATTACGATACAGAAGATGAATTAGACGCAGAATTAGAGCTTTTAAACGCACAAAAAGAAGAAACTATACTATCTAGAATAGTAAACTTTTTAAAGACTTCTACGGGTGTGGCTAATACTACTAGAAATAGCGAACAAGATACTGTATTATTCAAAACTAGATACCGATATTCGGGTGGTTTATCAGAAGATTCAAGAGAATTTTGTGTAAAGATGGTTAATGCTAATAAACTTTATAGAAAAGAAGATATTGATGCTATGAGTTCACAAGTAGTTAACGAAGGATGGGGACCTGAAGGAGCTGATACTTACGATATATTCTTGCATAAAGGTGGAGGTGCGTGTCACCATTTTTGGACTAGAGAAACTTATAGAAGAAAAGGAACTGATATAATGTCACCAAATAAAAAAGAAGTTACACCAGCACAAGCAAGAAAAGAAGGTGAGATTTTACCTACTAATCCTTCTAAGGTTTATCAAAAGCCTGTTGATATGCCTTATAACGGTTTTTTACCAACTAATAAAAGATTTAACTAATGGCACAAGCACTATTTGTTACCACTACTGACATTGCTAAATTCACTTCTTTGAATGGTAATTTAGATCCCGATAAGTTCACAGATAAAATGAAGGTTGCACAAGATATTCATATACAGAATATTTTAGGCACAAAGCTGTTTAATAAGATAAACGATGGAATAGTAGCAAATAATTTAATAGCTCCTTACACAACGTTATTAACTGCTTATATCAAGCCTATGGTTATTCATTACACAATGGTTGAATACTTACCTTTTGCTAGTTATACATTTGGCAACAAAGGTGTGTATAAGCATGGTAGTGAAAACGGTGAAACTATATCTAAAGAAGAAATGGATTCACTAATTGAAAAGGAGCGTAGTTTAGCACAACATTACAACGAAAGATTTGTAGACTACATCTGTTTTAATTCAAGTTCATTTCCTGAGTATAACTCAAATACAAATGGTGATATGTTTCCAGATAGAGATGTTAACTTAGGTGGGTGGTATCTGTAATTTTAAAATATGAGTAAAAAATATAAACAAAAAGATTCTAACATTAAGAAGTTAGAACAATATATAATAAAATTAAGCAAAGAAAATGGCAAATTACAAAATATCAACCTTAACGGCATATCCAAATAGTACGTTTGGAGATACTGACAAATTCGAAGTATCTTATTATTCGGGTGGTATTCACTATTCAAGATGTTTGACGGGTGCGCAGTTGAAGGCTACTATCCCTTCAGGCATAACAATAGGCACGACTGCAATAACGTCAGGAACTACAAGACGTGTGTTTTTTCAAGACGGTTCTGTTGTAAGTCAATCAGCTAATTTAGT